TTGTGGTAATATCCACCATTGCGCTTTTAAATACATTAGCCAAGGAAAAAAGCCTCCGACTGTGATTCTTCTTTTAAATCTTGTTGGTAGTTTGTATTAAGTAAAAGAATAATTTGATCTAATAACTGCACCATTTGATCAAACTGATTGGAACTGTATTCTGGTGTAGCATTTGGTAGTCGTGTGATTGTTATTTTAGCCATACATTCCTCCGTAAGGCGGATAAAAATTACCAATGCCGAAGTTATCAAAATTACCATAGTTTGATGATTGATTCATGTTATTGCCTTGTCCATAATTTAAACTTAAACTGGCTATACCTTTTTCTATATTTTTTAGTGTTTCAAGAACATTATTATTTTGATTAGGACCCATGAGCTGTTGTCCAACTCTGTTGTAAGGATTAGCACTTGTAGTTCCATCACCTAAAAAATTATTTAAAGTGTTATCAGATAGCGTTGCATTACCTGTAAATATTGGTGCTGTTGCTGTAGACTCAATACCTTCTGGTCCCGAAACAATAGGGTTAACAACAGGTTTAGCAGAACCTAAATTATAAGGATCATTAGGGTTGATAGTGTCTTGTACTGTAGCTAATGGCTCTGATAAACCAGCAGTTCCTTCATACAAATCTTCTTTACCAATTGAGTCTAAATATTGTTTAAAAGCTCCTGCCATTGAGCTATTCATCATCATATCTTTGCCATCATATTTAAAATTAACAGCGTCTTGCTGCATCATGTTAGCATTTTTACGAAACTCAGAATCTTGAAATCCTTGCATGATTGGATCAATGAAGCTTGGACCACTAATTCTTTCTGCTGGACCACCTAAACCTGGTTGTAAAGTTTTAAAACCACCCCCTAAAGGATTATCATATAAAGGTTTATCAATCATCGTCTACCATCTGGTCTAAGTTGTAACTTAGTAGATCCAAGTCTCCAAGCTGTGTCATCAACTGTGTTAGTTTCATATTTAATTTTAACCGCTCTACCTCTTCCTCTTACATCAATCTTCTCTGTGGTGCTAGTAATAGTGCCTGTTGTAGTTACATTAGCTGCAGATTGTGGATACTGTTCTAAAGTTAATGTTGCTGTCATATTATTAGTAAGATTATCAAAGTCTGGAACTAATCTACTAACTGACATAAGCTCATCACCATCAGCAATCTCAACAGATCCAGTTGTTAAAAAAGCAGGTAAGGCTGTGCCATCTGCTTGGTTATTGCCCGATTCATGTTCATAAAGATAAGAAGCACCTGCCGTCAAACCTAGTATAGTGGATACATTTGCTGTTATGGAAGCATCATATTCTGTTGCTATGGGATTTTCATATACATAAGCACCAAGCCATGTTGTTCTACCAAGGTTAACAGTGTACCACGTTCCTTCTAAATAATTGTAAGCAACGCCTCTGTCTATTGCTGTAGCGTTTGCTGAAGGGTAATACCAAATAATTTCATTAAAAGCTGTATTAATACCACAGGCAATATCGTTTCTATTTGTGTAACTAAGATCATCAAATACATAGTCTTGTACGGAACATGGCATTTTTTTAACAACACCGTCATACATGTAAAAAGAATTATCAGACATCCAATATGCTCTACCATTTACCTCAATAGCAGCATGCTGTGCTATTAATCCACAGTTAGCACCAAGTTGTCTAAGACCAAAAGTAAAAGGTGTGCCAACAAACTGAACACCATGAAGCGATGTATCTGTCCAAACTAATATTTGTCCTGATGATTTAACTGCACCTACTATTCTAGAACCATCAGATATACGTAGTGAACCAGCCTCATTGGTTGCAACTGGTGTATACTCTGTAGCATCTTCTCGATCAGAAAAACGAAATAACAAATCATCTTGTGATGCTGGTGTGCCAATAGTAGTTTCTGTGCCAAAAATCATTAAATGTCTTGTATCAGTAGATACTAAACTAAATCTCGATGCAGTAGGAGCATTAGATAAAGCTGTAGCTCTTGCATCTATTGCACCAGAAATATCTTTTATGTAGGTACTAGCATTTAATACTGTAGCAATTAAATCTTCACCAAAATTATCTAATGACCAGCTACGAGCAAAAACAGTGACATCTGAAGAGGTGCTTGGTTCATCCCATTTACCTGCACTCCAAGTATCAGTGCCCCATCCATAACCATAAGTTGATGTAGCTTCACCAATATTAATTTGATAATTAGCATTACCCGATCCTCCTCCACCTGATGTGGACCCAGAAGCTGCGCTAGTATGTGTTACTTTGTAAGTATTAGAATCAACATACGTTGTAACTTCAAATTCATTATTCATATCTAAACCGTCTATTGCAGAGAATGAATCAAAAGTAACAAAATCACCTTCGATAGCCCCGTGATCTGCGTCAGTGACAGTTACTGTTGTTGTACCATTTGTTGTAAAAGGATTTGTTAAAGCTGCTGTTTCTCTAATAGGTGTAATGTCATAAATCTTACTACCAGAGAATAAATATAATTTTCTATCAGTGCCTAAAGCAAGGTATCTGGTTCCGTCTAAACCAATCCAGCTATGCGTATCACGGACCACGCCCACAACAGTTTTATTTGGATCTGGCAAATAAGACCAACCTTTCCATCTTTCAGGCTTTCCGTAATGAAAACGTACAAGATTTGAGTCAACATACTTACGTTGATCTCCTGCTGAGTAAGCGGTATCTTGTTTATCAATGCCTGGTTGGAACTTTAAATCTACTAATTTCATAACATGACCCAATATTGTATACTAAATCTTTGCTGAGGAAAAGGCACATCTTTACCGTTCTTTGACTTAATTTGAGTTATTGCATGGTCAATATAACTAGGAAAAACTACCATAAAGTTATCTTGATTAGGAATGGTTATAATTTTACCATCATCCATAAAAAGCATGTCCCCACCTAACAAATCGTTTCCTTGATTTAAAATAAGATTAAAAGTAAACATTTCTGAGTCTTTATGCCAATTATAATAACCATCATGATTATATGCGACAACATGTATATTATGTTTTCTAGGTTTTTCTAAAAAATTAAAAACATTCTTTTTTTGTTTTATAAAAGTAAATAGGCCTTGACTATAAAACCATTCATGTAAATTTATAATTTTTTGGTTGTTTAATTTTTGTTCGCCGTGGTGTATCCAATAATCAAAACCACCGCAATGACTACTAAAAAAATGATGAGATTCTTCTTTTTTAGAATTATTCCAAACTGGAGTATTAAAATTACCTCTGTTATTAGAAAGTTCTATTCGTATGTCTTGTAAAGCCAAAGATGGTAAAAAATTTTCACATCCAATAATATTTGAAGAATAATATTTAAAATTCATTTTTTTTCAAACTGCGTTGCTACGTTACCTTTAAATGAGTAGTTACCCATGTGTGTTATACCACTAACAATATCAGCGTATATTCTACCACCTATTTTCTGCCATAAACGACAAAATGCATAGTCTTCTGACAAATATCTTTTAGTATCAGGCTCTATCATTGTGTCAAAAAAAGCATAGTTCCAATCAGATGTGTCATGGTAGCCAAAGGTTTTGTCATGAGGATCTCCTAAGTGTTGATCAGATTTAAATCTAAGATGAGGATATGCCAATGCCATTTTTTTAAAAACATTTCTTTTAATTAACATAAATCCTGTGGCTCCATCTAATACTTCTATAAATCCTTTTTTTACCATTACTTTCTTTGGATCTTTAACATTCAAATTATATTGCAAAGATGCTGCATGTAATTCATCTTCTTTAATTTTTGGGTTTTCCTTTACTCTTCTAATTGCTTTTGTCCAATCAATTACCTTTCGTGGATACACGCCCGTTACCACATCTTCATCTAAGTCTAGCATACGGAATACAGACTCAGGATTAAAAGCAATATCAGCATCAATAAACAAAAGATGTGTATAGTCTTCATTATCCATAAATAACTGCACTAATGTATTACGAGCCCTTGTTACCAAAGACTCGTTACCAATAGTTCCAAATTGTAATTCTATTTTTTTTTGCGCTGCTAAAGCTGTAAGTTGTAGACAGCTTTTAAAATAATCTGCTGTCAGCATGTTGCCATAACAAGGTGTGCCAATAAATATTTTAGTCATTTATTATCCCATAATGATAGTGATAAAACAATTCTTTCTGTTGAAGAAAAAACATGGTGTATATTACCTTTATAAATAAACAAAAGATCACCTGGACATAATTTAACATCTCTACCTTTAATACGATAATATGTGTTATTATAAATACCTAAAATAAGAACGTGTTCGGGATCAATGTGTCTAGGACCCACTTCTCCTTTTGTAGAGAAAAAAAAATCTAAATTACCTACACTATAATTAAAAGTATTTTTCATAATATTATTAAGATGAGTAAGGTAAACATTGAAAAAAATACTTGTATCTTTATTAACAACATTAAGCATTTGAAAAACATTTGAGTTGTTTTCTTTTTTTGATACGTAATTACTTATAGGATAAGTGTTATAAAATTCAAATAAATTATTAAAATCAAAATTTAATCCAAAAGATTTTAAATTAATTGCATTTTTTAACAGCACATAACTTTTATCTTTATAAGCTTTTTTAATTTTCTGCATAACTCACTGTTAAATATTCTATTTTTTTTAACCATCCTTTTGGTATAGCAATAGCACCACCACCTGTAATGTCTTCTTTATCTTTACTGTAAGAGCGCATAATAATTATTTTTTCTTCACCATTATGAACCATCCAACCTACTTCTTGACACACGGCTAATGGAGCAGAAATAACTTCTTTAATATCAAGCCAACCTGTTTCTGTATCACGAGCATCTAACCACGTTACACGGACCATTGGTGCTTTGTTTATGTCAAACATTAATTATCTAATGGTTGTGGCTCGTCTTTTTTAATTAAATGTAAGTTAAAAGATACCGATCTTCTCTCTTCATTTGGTGTTCTAAATGGATATACGCCGTGTGCTAACCAATTTGGAAACAAAAATATATCACCAACCTTTGGTGACTCTTGATGTTTATGCCCACTGAACGTAGCGGCTTGACCATTGAACCAACATATATCTCCTACTGTTGGATAGTGATCTTCTTTTGCATACTCCTCTGGTAAACTTTTTGGCACTCGTAAATAACATACACCAGATAGTTGGCCCTCGTGTATATGAAAAGGGTTGAAGTCTCCTGCCCACTGGCTCACGGACCACATAGATTCAATAACCATTTTACCAACAAACTCTGGTCTAATTGTTTCGCTTGCTGGTGGTATAGAAATATAATTTTTAACCATCTCACCCATTAGTTGTACCATCGGCATAAACTCTTCTGTGTTCATCCAGTCTTGTGGAAAACGAACTTCTTGTTTAACATTACCTGCTAAGTTACCTGAATGATCAAACTCTTTAGATAATTTCTTA